GTTTGTCACGGCGCTTGGACAAGGAGATAATAAGCGAGGGGCAGAAATTTTGGACGGCATGCGTGAAAAGTTGCGAGCTCATAAGCGCAACGCTCCTCTGTCTAAGATTCCACCGAAGGCTAAGTCTCCCCTTGATTACATAAAAAAGGGAACGAAGTAAATCATGGCAAACTTACTACAGTCCTCACAAAATAAATCGACCTGTGCGCCGTCGTATTACACGAACTACCTTCAAAACCTAGCAACCAAAGGTCAGCAGGCACAGTGTGGCGCACAGTTCGTAGGGGCTCAACCCCTGCAACAAGAGGCTTTTTGTAAGGCCGCGACAAACTTTGGAGCCCAACAGGGCAACTTTGCAACTGCTCAAAATTTGTTGGGATGCGCGGCTAAACAGAACATCACCGGTTCTGCGGCTCCTTTCCTGACCGCAGGCACGAGCACCAACCCACTGTCAACCCTTCAGCCATATGCCAATCAGGCCATGGCTACCACTGGTGTGCAGGCGGCAACTCCTGACATTGCCAAAGGCACAGCATTGTGTGCGGCAGGTGCGGCGAGCCCATACATTCAACAAGCGGCGGCTAAAGGTGGTCTATGCGCGGCTCAACCTGATTTGAGCAAAGCTCTTGGTACAAACATTTTAGGCACAGCACAAGGATTGATTTGCAAGGCCGCTTCAAGAGGCGGTTTATGCGCGGCACAGCCTTACTTGAACAAAGTATCAGGCACTTGCACTGCTCAGTTGGCTCAGTCTTACATGAGCCCTTATTTGCAGTCTGCTGTGCAAAACATGTCAGACATTGCTAACCGCAACATTCAGCAGAATTTGGCTCCTCAAGCCACTGCGGCGGCTGTTGGCTCAGGTCAATTTGGTTCTCAGCGTGGTGCTCAAGTGTTGGGCCAAGTTGAGGCCAACGCAATGCAATGCTTGAACAGTCAGATCGCCAACATGGAAAACCAAGGCTACGGTCAAGCTCTTACTGCCGCAGGCCAGAAACAACAGATTTGCGCAGGGCTTGGTCAGACTGCCGGTACATTGGGCGAACAGCAACAAAGCTTGCTTGCAGGCTTGGCAGGCACCACTGGTTGCTTGGCGGCAAAGTGCGCATCTACAGCGTTGCAAGCAGGTCAAACTGCAGGTTCATTGGCTCAACAACAACAAAACTTGTTGGGTACTTTGGGTGGCACTACAGGTCAATTGACTGCATCTCAGATGCAAAACTTGATCAACGCCGGTGGCACTTTGGGCCAACAGCAAACTGCGGCAAATCAAATTGCGGCAAACTTGGGCTCTACTGCGGCAAATGCTCAACAGGGCTTCAACACAGCCAATCTGCAGGCAGGCCAAACAGCCGGAACGATGGCGGCAGAACAGGCTCGCGCGCTCACAGCGGCAGGTCAAGGCATGGGTTCTCTTGGCGTACAAGCGGCAGGTCAGAATCTGGCTTGTATCAACGCTTTGGCGACTCTGGGTGCTCAATGCCAGACCATCAAGCAAAACCAACAATGCTATCCATTCACGACCTTGTCCAAGCTTTCAAGCTTGTTGCAGGGCGCGCAGATTCCTACCAGTGTCAAGACAACGATGTGCATGTCACCTCTGTCTGGATTGGCGGCAGGTGCCGGACTCATTAAAGGTATTGCATGCTGTTCTAACCTTTTGTGCGATGTCAAATGTTGGTTCAAAGGTTGCGCTGAAGGTGGTTTAGTAAGCGCTAAAGGCGGTGGCAGTATTGGATGCAGGTCAACTCGTCATCTTGGCGGCTTGCCCGGTGGGAGAAAATAATGGCAGATATCGGCGGTTTAGCCAAGGCAATGGATTTGTCAAACACCAACTTGTATGGTGCGGATACTGATCGCCTGCAGGAGCTCAGAGATGCCCAATCCAAGGCCATAGAAGCCCTACAGCACCGCTATGACCATCCAAACTGGTTCAAGGTAGCGGCAGGCTTTGCCAAGCCCCAATTAGGCGGTTTTGTGGCCTCCTTGGGTAGTGCATCTGATGCCTTGGGTGATTGGGTTGAAGAGAAGCGTCAAAACCAAATTCCTGTCAGCCAACTGGAGCTCACAAAAGCTCAGACCAACATGCTGTTGGGCAACGAAGCCAAAGCGGCAGACATTGTCACCAAAGCAAAGACAGAGAACCGTCAACTCACGCCTGCTGAAATTCAAGAGATTACAAACTTGTCACCCAAGCGCGGTGAGATGCTCTTGAAATCCCAGTCAGGCAGAGCCGCTGAAGTTGCAAACAACATCGCAATCACTAAGCAAAACTACCAAGCGCGTGGAGAGCCCATGCCTCCGCTCAATGAGATGGGCCTGCCAGACACAGGGAAATACCCAACTGGTGCAAATAGTGGCACCGGTGGCGGTGCAGGCGGTGGCGGCTCTGGCGTTATTCCTGACAATGTTGCCGGTGGCGATAAAGGCCCGACTGTCAATGCACAAGAAGGTCAAGGTGCAGTTGTTCCCAATAAGGGCGGCATTGAGGCCAACATTGGCGGTGACAACGCAGGTCGCACATTGCCTTCTGCTGTACCTCCTGCGGCTCCTGCCCCTCAAGCACAGCCACAAACAAAGAACATTTATGTGTTGCCCAACGGCGCGCGCGCAAGCGAAGATGTCTATGCATTGCACAAGGCAGGCGTTCCAATCATCAGCAACATCCGCACTCAAGAAGAGCAAGATGCGCTGAAAGATCACCAAGATGCAAATGGCAATTGGTACACCAAGCAAGGTTTGCCTGTTGCCGCAAATGGTGGCAAACACTTGTCTGGCGATGCAATGGACATCGACACTAAAAAGCTTACAGACGATCAGAAAAAACTTTTGGACGACAAGGGTTGGCATCAGCCTGCATGGGCTACAAACCCCAAGAGCTCACAGTACGACCCCAACCATTGGGAGCGCGACACAACTGGTGCTCAGGCTCCTGCACAAACTGCTCAAGTCAAGAAGCCTGAAGACACCACCAAACAGCCAAGCAAGCGCGAGGTGATTGTTTCCAATTGGCGTGATGCATCGCCCATCAATCCTTACACTAATCAAGAAGCCGGTATTAAAGAAACGCAAGCTTATTTGAATGGTCAAGGCAAAACATATGCTGATGGCCTGAATGCTACTGGAAGCAATCAAGTGCATGCCAATGTAATGCGCCCTATCAGTAACTTAGAGTCTGAAGCACAAGACCCGCGCTTTGATCAAGTCATGGGTATTTTTGGCGGTAAGGGATTATTGTCTGGCTTGGCTCAATTGGTTCAAGGTGGCGTGAATGTGAATTTGGCAGACTTCAATGCTCAAGTCGGCGTTAATTTGCAAAAAATTGCTCAAGCTTCTTTGCCTGCTGAGGTAGTTCCTTTTGCGCAAGAGGTATATCGCAATTTAGCGCAGATGGCATTAAACAATCAAAAATCAGCAGGTGTAAGCCCAAGCACCGCTCGCAATGCTGAACTAGGTATTTTGGCTGATGCAAGTGCTCATCCTGAGACTTCACCTGCCGCCGCGCGTTTGTATATTCGTCAATCAAATCTGGCTCAACGCATGAACCGTGATTTGTATTTGGATCATCAAAAATTGATTACCAACACTCACCCTGATTTTGTATTGGATTCCAAATCACCTGTGCCTTTGTATGACGCATCACGCGCCAAAAGCCAACAGTCCATCATTGATGACTATAACCAAGCTCTTGAAAACGAAGTAAAGAAATTTAGAGAACAAACTGCCGCTAAGAAGAAGGGGGCAAACAATGGGTAAGTATTCTTCAGGCTTAAATGATATTTATGGAGCAGAAACTCCTGCAGATGGCGAGGAAAAAAAAGCCTTAGCGCCTAATGAAGAGGTTGTGCGCAAAGAGCCTCAAGGAAACGCAGATGCAGGCTATAAAGGCTTGCCTGAGATGAACTATGGCACCATCAAAGTAGATCAACAGGCGCCTAGCGGTGGCCCCGGCATTGGTGAGGTTTTGGGTGGTGGCGCCGCAGGCTATGCCGCTCACAAAATCAATCAGGCAACGATGATTCCTGATGCGGCTCGCAACAATGCAATCAATGTGCGCAACACCAACAAAGCGCTTGATCAAGCTATCTTGAACCATGCGCCCAATGAGGCTGAATTGGCAGAAGCTGAACTGGGTCACAAGTTTTGGCACAGCGAAGAAGCTCTGAACAAGAACATTGATCCTGCCGATCTGCCTGAGCCTCCACCCAAGGAGCCGGTCAAATTGGAATTCAGCCACGAGGGTGGCCCCGGAGTAGAAAACTATGAAGGCAAGTTTGTTCCAAACGAATTTGACAAAACTTCTCCAAGCATGTCGCACACACAAAAAGTCGTCATTCCTGCGAATGAAGCGGCTTCTTTGCGTACTCAGGAAATTGCCCCCGGCACAGCGATAGAGAAAGAGACTGGGTTGGCCCTTGACCCTGCGGCGCAAAAGGCTCAGATGGAGCGCAAACAAGCCGCATTGGACAAAGCCGAGGCTGACAAACTTGCCTATGAGCAAAAGGTGGCTGACGCCAAGGCAAAGGCCGAGATCAAGATTCAGCCTCAGCGTGACGCCGCAACTCAACGGTTGGAAGCCGCCAAAGCTAACGCACAAGCAACAGGCAAAGAAGTCAGCCGATTGACTGGCAAGTCAGCCCAACAGACGGGCAACCTTAACGCCAACACGGCAGAGATGAATCCTGCAAACGCTCAAAGACTTGAGAATATTGCGACGAAGGGTTCCATGCTTGGCGACATCGTGGAAAGCGGTGGACGCTTGATCAGGAAGTATGGTGGCCCTGCGGCGGCTCTAGCGGCTCCATATGAGTTTGGACAAGCCGCTGATGCTTGGCATGGTGGTGACACCACTGGAGCCATCAAACACGCTGTAAGTGGGCTTGGCGGTCTTGCACAAGCCGCTCCTATGGTTGCGGCGGCAGGTCTTATGGCACCTGAGATTGCGGCAGGGACAGCCGTTGCCGGTGGGTTAGCCGGTGCCGGTGTCCTTGCGCATGATGTTTATGAGAATTGGCCCGAAATCAAGAAGTGGGGCGCGAGCCATTTACCAGACTCTTGGACTAAGTAGTTCCTTCACGCTGAGATCATCTCCCTCAGTGTTTTGCCCCCCTTCAGTGGGGGGCGTTTTTTACTTAAACCAGACGAAGTAATTGGCGAATAGGACGATCAAACCCATCACAAAAATGAAGTTGAAGATCATGCGCATGGGTTGGCCTCCAAACCTTTGATTACAGGCACACGCACCTCAAGGAGCTTGGCGCCCACATTGGGGTTTAAGTGGCCCACGATTTCTGCGCAGGTCGCGAGCTCTTCCTTCATGATGGCAGGGCGAGCGGCGCGCACAAAGGCGTTTGCAAGCTTATGCAGGTCGTCTTCGAGGAAGTTGTAGTTGTCCTCAAGTTGAACCTCGTGGAATATCTTGTTGACCTCTTTTTTACTTAGCATCTTCTTCCCCTTCAAAGTCGAGTTCTTGGTTGGCCTGACGCGCCTGTTGCACTTTCATACCGGCGGTCAGCAATTTGACCAAGTCCATCTGAGATGCAACCTCAGCGGTGAATTGGCTATTCGCAATAAACGCAACGGCACTTTGACGGCTTGGTGCATTGACCAAAGCGGTTTGGTTGTTGCCGGTGACGAGATAGATTCTTTCCTTCATTTTCATACTCCAAATTGATTTTTGAGTTGCCAGTATTGCAACAGGCACTTGAACATTTCCCACCCGCGCGTCAAGTCTTCCTCAGACCATTCCACGATCTTGATCAGACCGGGTTTAGTGCGTGATGCGAAGACATTGGCGCAACGAGCGTGAGGCAGTCCCAAACCATGGCGGTAGGCCGCAAGCTGTAGCAGGTGCTCATCGTATGCCTCGACCTTGTCGTCCTCATCAAAGTCTTTTGACTTGGCGTCAAGTACGATGCCGGTGGGCGCATGCTGATCCGGCTTGCAGTACAAGTCGATCTTGCCGCCATACCCCAGAGGGCTTGCAAAAGACCGCTCTGTGAGCCATGGTTGGTGTGGGTGAGTGCCAAAGTGGATGAAGACTTTTTCTTCAAACGCCTCAGCAATCTCACGGTGAAAGATGTCACCACGCACACCCTCGTACCATGCCTCGATGGATTCATGGATGCGTGTGCCCAGTTCAGCCGCTTGCTTGCCTGTCTCTTTTGAGTCGGCAACGATACGGGCGATGAAGTCCTTCTCAGACTCTTCAGGTTTGCGCGGCAGGGTAAGGGCGGCGAGAAGCATTTGCTCCTGCTTCCAGACCTCCAAACCGGGCTTTGCGGCGATTTTCAGAACGGTGGTGACCGAAGGTACCAAGTTCATCTTTCGCGCGTCCCTGAGGGTCGTGGGACGGTCTGAGCCATCCTTTGCTTTTACGGTGTACTGTGGTGCGCCGTCTTCGGCTTTGTACCAGTGAACACTCTCTGCTGATCTTGCGATGATTGTTGTCATTTATGCTCCTTTGACGCACATGACTTGTTTGAGAATATGAACCACTTCGACTAAGTCTGTTTGGTTCGCCATGACTTGATCAATGTCTTTGTAGCTACTAGGAATTTCGTCAATAACTGACGCATCTTTGCGGCACTCGACACCTTCGGTTTGCTTGATGAGGTCATCAATGCTGAAACGCCTTTTAGCCTCAGCTCTGGACATACTGCGTCCTGCCCCATGCGAACAAGAACAATAGGATTGAAGCTCACCTTTTCCACGGACAATATACGATTTTTGACCCATAGAACCCGGAATAATTCCCAAGTCTCCTGATCTCGCACGAATAGCTCCTTTACGGGTAACCCAGAGATTTCGTCCAAAGTGATGCTCCTTTTCGACATAGTTGTGATGGCAATTGATCGCCTCTTGGGTAATCGTGAATTCTTTTGGAATATGCTTTTTGAGCGCTACCAAAACAACTTCCATCATCAACTTTCGATTTTCCAAAGCATAGTCTTGCGCCCACTGAACGGCTTCCATGTAGTCATTGAAATCTTCAGTGTCCTCAGGCAAATAGGCCAAGTCTGAATCAGGCAAGCTGATAAAGAATTTTTCCATTTGACGCTTGGCTTTTTCGATGTAGTGCGACCCAATCATGTTGCCAATGCCACGAGAGCCAGAGTGAAGCATGACCCACACATCTTGATTCTCATCAATGCAAAGTTCAATGAAATGATTGCCTGATCCAAGTGTGCCAAGTTGGGGCGCGGCTTTTTTCCAGTAATCACCGGCAATCTCGTTGAGGTTTTCGCAAAGATTGAATGATGTTTTAGGAAGGCGACCTAACCGATTGTTGACCTCTTCATCTCGCTGTAAACGACCACCTGCACCCAGCGGGATGTCGCGCTCAATTTGGGCGCGAATATCTTTCAAGGATTCGGGCAAGTCGGAAGCTTTTAATGAGGTTCTGACAGCATTCATGCCACAACCAATGTCAACACCTACAGCCGCAGGAATGATGGCTTTCTCGGTGGCAATAACAGTGCCCACGGTAGAGCCTTTTCCTGCATGAACATCAGGCATGCAAACCACGCCATGATGGTTGATAAAAGGTAGACGCGCCAAATTCTTAAGTTGAGTTAGCGCCTCTCCTTCTACATCGTCAGTCCAAATTTTGATTGGGCGCGAGCCCTCTTCTTGAATGACTTGTTTCATGATCAGAAAGGGATGTCGTCGTCTTCGTCGAACGCAGGCTTCGGTGAGTTGGCCTCAGCGTTTGCGTCCTTCTGGTAGTCAGCGGCCTTCTTGACCTTTTCAAACTCTGGCGAGTTGATGATCTTTTGTTTCAGGTTGTCGCTGAATGTTTCAAACAGAACCCAGTCAGGCTCCTGCAGATTGAACATCTCGTTCTTGTTGACCGGATTTGGCAGGCCGTTTTGCTTGATGATGGTGGGCACTGGCGACACGCTGTCCACATTGGAGTAGGTGTTGCCATTCTGACCTTGGCGCTCGATCACATTGAGCATGCACCATGCACCCAAAACATTCTTTAGGTCAAACTTGCGCATCTCTTCTTGGCTGAAGGGCTTACCGCGCCATGACTGTAGATCAAGGCGAAGATTTGCTTTCTCAGACCAACTAAGCGTATAGTTTTTGAAGATTGCAAAGGGGCGCCCGTCTATCATCTTGAGGGGTTTGCCACTGTCGTCTACACCGTGAAGTTCCCACCCGATCATGATCTTGTGGAGGTACTTGGTTTGACCCATATACTCGGACTTTTGTGTGCCCAAGTCCACGATTCGGTAGCACCTTGCTAAGTGCATACCGGGAGGGCTTCGCTCGAAATTCCCACCCTTGTCTTCTACATAAAAGCTCATCTCTTACTCCTTGAAAAACGGTCTTACTGACCTTTACCCGGCGACTGTGCCGTGAAAAGACTATACCACAAATCTAATTTTGTGTTAGACTATTTGTTAGAGTTTCAGAAAGGAGTTCTATGAACCTAAAAAAATATTTCGAGGAAGAGCCCTACGGGGCCAAGAAAGAGATGGCTGAGTACCTCGGCATCACCCCAACATGGTTGGGATTGTTATTGAGGAAAGCTCGCCGACCTTCAGCAGAGTTGGCAAAGAAGATCGAGAAGGCAACGCAAGGACTGGTCACAGCAAAAGAACTACGCCCCGATTTATTTGACTGAAATTTAACAGGAGATGTGAATGAAAAGAACGCTGAAATTGGTACCCATCAACACCGTGAGGATCGATGGAGACACCCAATCAAGAGTAGAGATGGACGCCAACTGGATTCAGAAGATCGTTGACGATCTGAAGAATGACATGGAGTACGACCCGATTGAGACACGCTTTGACGGTTCGCACCACTGGCTATCAGATGGCTTCCATCGCTACCTTGCGTACAAGCAACTTGGCGTGAAGGAAATCAATGTCAACTATTTGCCCGGCTCGCAGTTTGATGCCCAAGTGGACTCATACGGCGCCAACGGCAAACACGGTAGAGCTCGCACACGGGCCGACAAAGAGCGCAGTGTTGAGAACGCCATTAACAACCCACTGCTCAAGGACAAGAGCAACTACGAGATCGCCAAAATCTGCGTGGTATCTCAGCCCTTTGTGGCTTCAGTGCGTGACCCAGAGCGCAAAAAGAAGCAGGCAGAGAGCGTCAAGAAGCACTTCGAGAAGAAGATTCAAGAGAAACAAAATACTAATTTAATTAGTAGTGAAAAACCAACAGATAGGGAAAATCCCTACGCCGGTGAGGCGCCCTCAGACGAGGAAATCAAGGCGGCAGAGTTGGCGCTGATTGCTGACCAAGAGGCCATGTACAAGCTCTTGGACTCAGACGATGCACTGGCGACAGCACACGAAGAAATCAAGCGCCTGAACTACTTGAATGCTCAACTAGAGACACGCCTTCATGGACTCATGAATGAGCGCAACGAGGCCGTGAAAATGGTCAAGAAACTTCAAAAAGAAAATGACAAACTGAAAGCCAAAAAATGACCTCAAAACTCCTAGCGCCAAGTGGGCGTGATGATGGATTCCCAACCCCTCGTCAATTCCAAATTGATGCCCATGAAGCCCTGCGCCAAGGGTTTCGTGAGGGACATAAAAACCAGTTGATCATGGCGCCCACAGGGGCCGGTAAGACTTACCTTGGATTACGAATTTGTAATGAAGCAATCCAAAAGGGCAAGCGCGCTGTGTTCCTGTGTGACCGCACCACGCTGATCAACCAAACCTCTGCGGTGGCTGACCGCTACGGCATGTACAACCATGGCGTCATTCAAGCCAACCATTGGCGCCGCAGGCCAAGTGAGCTCTTCCAAATTGCCAGTGTGCAGACCGTCGCCAAGCGCGCGTTCTGGCCTCAAATGGATGTGTTGGTGGTCGATGAAGCGCACACCACATACAAGGCATGGACTGAGTTTGCAAAAGCAACAAACGCAACGGTCATTGGCCTGTCTGCCACGCCCTTCACGCCGGGCCTTGGAAAAATCTTTACCAACTTGGTAAATGCAACCACGATGAACGATCTCACGCAGGAGGGTACTCTGGTGCCCATGCGGATTTTCTCGTGCCAAAAGCCCGATATGACCGGCGCAGAGGTCAAAGGTGGCGAGTGGACAGACAAGGCGGCTGAGGAGCGCGAGCTCAAGATCGTAGGTGATGTGGTCAACGACTGGATCAAGTTCGGCGACAACCGTAAGACCATCGTGTTTGGGGCCACCATCGCCCACTGTGAAGAGCTCTGCAGGCAGTTCATTGCCCAAGGCATCATGGCGGCGATGTTCACCTCTGAGACGAAGGAGCGCGAGCGCGAGGAACTCTTGAAGGAGTACCGCAAGCCTGACACCTACCTGCGCGTGTTGATCAGCGTGGAGGCCCTCGCAAAGGGCTTTGATGTGCCTGATGTTGGCTGTATCTGCGATGCGCGCCCATTGCGCAAGTCACTCTCGACTGCGATTCAGATGTGGGGCCGTGGCCTGCGGAGCTCGCCTGAGACAGGCAAGAAGGATTGCCACCTGCTCGACTTCAGCGGCAACATCATCCGGTTCTTTGAAGACTTCAACGACATCTACTTCAACGGGTTGGAGAAGCTCGACGATGGCGAGAAGCTCGACAAGACAGTGCGCACGAAGGAGGAGTTCGATACCAAGGGCTGTCCGAAGTGTGGCTACACACCTTTCCACAAGCGGTGCATGGCTTGCGGTTACGAGCGCGTGAGCCGTGAGATCAGCGACGCGGTGCCGGGCCACATGAAGGAAATCTTCATCGGTGAAGGCAAGAACAAAAAGAAACTCGCAGACAACGCCGAACACTTGTGGCATCAACTGTGTTCGTATGCGCGGATTCACAGCAAGGCAGACGCGCAGTCAGGCAGGGCATGGCACTTATACCGGCAGATCACAGGCCAAGAATCGAAGTGGGCATTCAGTAATGCCCCGATGGTCGAGATCAACAGGAATGTGTACAACAAGATTCAACAGATGAACATTGCATGGAAAAAAGGAGCAGGACGATGATTTTTCCAAAACACAAAGCGGGCCTGTACTTGACTCACAACGAGCACAAGGACTACTACGAGACGGTGGCAGAAAGAGTCGGATATCACCCATCTGTTGATGATGAGCATTATTGGGTTTCGCCTGAGGACAAACAAAAGTGCATCGACACCGATGAACTGTGGGAGTTGCAGTGGTATCCAGATACACCTGTTGGTTTTCACAAGGTGTGTGGATCGACATTAGACATTGTTCTCAAACGAGCTTTAGAGATTGAAGAGGAGTACTTGAAATGAAAGCAAAAACCATTGACGCATTGATTGCCAACCGTGAGGCGGCACTCTTAACCAGAATCAAGCTTCACCACGAGCTCAAGGACAAGATCAGACTTGCCGAGCTTCGACTGTTCAAGAAAAATCTCAAGTTGATGCTGAAGCAGACCACCTACACCTACCAGTCATACGGAGGTAGCGGAGAATGACTGACGAACAAATTATTGAGATGGCTAGAGAGGCAAACTTACCAAGTTGTTTAGCAACGCATCCAAAAGCACTTAAACGCTTTGCCAAACTGGTAGCACAGCATGAGCGTGATGCATGCTCTATCAGAGCAAGTGTTGCACTTCTTGGCACTTTGAAAGATACCGCAGATCGAGTTTTGAGGGCCATAAGGAGGGGTGATCTATGAATATCGAAGCATGGATTGCCGAGAGGGTGAATCGCGGCGAAGATGCGACTATCAGTTTGCGTTTGCTTGAAAAATTGATGTATGAGCCTGCAATCAAGCATTGGATTTCAAGCACATCCAAAAAGTTGGGTTGCAGTGTCACTATTCATTGGCCCAGTGGTGTTGTGACCTTTTACCCAGTGAGTGCATCATGAGCTTCATCGACTTTGCACGAGCTCACGGGGTAGAGATCGACCACGACAAGCTGTACCCTTCTGAGCGCATCAAGCGAACTGGTACGGTCAGCAAGCCCAAGTCAGACAATGGCGCCTACTTCTGGGATGGTCAGCGCGGATGGGTCATGGATTGGTCAGGAGAGGCCAGAGTCGTTTGGTACGAAGACCCTCATGCCAAACCATGGACTGACGCAGAAAAGCGCGCATGGGCCGATAAACGGCGCGTACAGCAGTCCGACAAGGAGGCAGGCTACCAACGGGTGGCCCTGCAGGCTGACATCACGCTCAGGTCAGCTAAGAAAGAGAACCACGCCTACCTGCAGTTCAAGGGTTTTAAAAATGAGTTGGGGCTCGTGTTGGACAACAAGCTGTTGGTGCCCATGCGCAATGTCAGCACGATGGCTTTGCAGGGCTATCAGCAGATTTACTACGACTACGACGCGCGACAATACGAAAAGAAGATGCTCCACGGCATGAGGGCCAAGCATGCGGTTTTTTACATCGGCAACAGGAGCCTGCCTGAGGCGTGGTTGGTTGAAGGGTATGCCACCGGCCTGTCGGTGCATCAAGCCCTTAGGAGCTGTGGCGTGATGGCCTCGGTGATAGTGTGCTTCTCAGCATCGAACATGATTGCGGTGGCTGACCAGATACCCGGCAACCGGTTCATCTTTGCCGACAACGATGCCTCAGAGACGGGCAGGAAGGCCGCAGAGGCCACCGGATTGCCTTGGACGATGGCTGACACCGTCGGATGGGATGCGAATGATCTACATACCAAGGAGAGCGTTTTTAAGGTGGTGGAAAAAATCATCGAATGTAGAAGATCAGCGGTATACTCCTGACTCTCTAGAAAGTCGTGCTGATGGACTGTAAACATCAGCGCCAACACACATGGGGATTGGCGTGGGAAACGACTTGGTGCTTCACTGCGCGTCGCCAACTGCCTTTCAGTCTCCAGTTGTGTTGGTGGCAGATGCGGTGATCGGGCGAGTGGTTCAGTCCACAGTTCCCCATTTGCGGCCACCAACAACTTGCATAAGCCGAAGGCTCGACGGTTAATCTGACCCGTCTGAGGTATGACCCACCAAGAAACAGAAGGGTCATGTTTACAAAACTCAAAAAAATGTACATGACAGCCATCTCATGTATATAATTCATCCAATCATGAACACATCTCTCCCACGACCCCCTATCTCTGTGCGTAGCGCAGTGGTAGCGCGCGTGTCTTGGGCACACGAGGTCGTAGGTTCGATCCCTACCGCACAGACCAATCATCATCGAAATTGACCCTATCCCATTGTGGTAGAGCAAGCAAGGTGTATGCGCTCGGCTGTTAACCGAGAATGAGTTTGGTTCGATTCCAAATACCACAGCCACTTTATGGTGTCGGTAGTGTAGTGGTAGCACGACAGCCTGTGAATCTGTCAGCGAGAGTTCGATTCTCCCCTTCACCCCAAAAAAAGACTTGACAAGCAAAATTTGCTTGTGGTTATAATTCACTTGCAAGGCGTGAGAACCTGTGCAAGCGAAAGCCGTTAAGTCAAACTCCGACCCCGAATGGGGTGCCGTCCTTCCAAAAGAAGGATGTGTTCTCACCGGGGTTTGTCTTAACGGCTTTTTTTTGATCTCATACTTTGTCGCTGAATCGGACGCGCACTGGCGGTAGCGATCAGGGACAGCTCTACTACGGGAAAGATGTTGAGATAGAGCAAAGGGTGGCGAAGTGAGTGCCCTTACATCGAACGACTGACGGGTCAGAAACTCCGACGGGTATCTGTGAAGGCTCATCCTCTCTTGGGAGGGCTGAGTCTGTCCACCTCTGGGTATCAGGAAAGAGACAGTAAGGTAGAAATAAAGAAAGGGTAATTTTGATTAAGGTCAAAAGACCTTCCATTTTCCCTACGCAAAGTTCTAATTCCGTGTTAGACTTTTGATAGTTCAATCAGGAGAAAAACATGGACAAACTTGAAGAGTTCCACTACTTCACCACCCCGATCTACGCGGTGAAGTTGCCACAGTTTTTGGAACCCATTCGCAAGATTTCGAATCAATACCTTGCCAAGTCAAGGGCGCGGCACAAGAACAAAAAGAACCCCATGACCGTGATGACTGCAAGCTTCTCGCACGAGCCGGATGCCGCAGAGTTTGCGCAGTATGTCTCCCAAACCGCATGGAACATCTTCGCGGCTCAGGGCTACAACATGGACAACTTGGTCACCTTCTTTCAAGAGATGTGGACTCAAGAGCACAACTTCCAATCTGCCATGGAGACTCATGTCCACGGCAACGGCGCGGCGATCAGCGCGTTCTACTTCCTCAACATGCCAAAGAACGCCATGAAGATGGTGATTCACGATCCACGCCCCGGCAAAGTCATCACCAATTTGCCGGTTAAGGACAACAAGAAAGTCGCGCCTGCATCGACGCAGGTGGTCTTCACGCCTGAAGAGGGCACACTCATCTTCACACCGGCATGGTTGCCTCACCAGTTCAGCCGCAACCTTAACCGCGAGCAATCGGTGAAGTTCGTCCACATGAATCTTGGCGTCACGCAAGCACCACAGGAGGCGGCGGCTGACCCTAAAGTGGAGGTGATATGAAATACCGCATTCGCTACAACAAAACCGCAGGCCAACCGGGGCGCGGCACCGTTGATCACAAGTGGCGCGTGTTCGATGAGAACAACAAAGAGATCATCTGTAAAGGGGTGAAGATTCAATCCGTAGCATGGACAGAGATGGATCCAAACGGTGTGGATTGGAACTTCGTCACAGAAGGAAAGTTGATAGTTGAACGAGAGACTTCAACTGTTGTCATTGTCTAATTCTGTGTTAGACTCTCTAACATCACAATATTGTGATTTTATTGGAGGGTCAACATGAGGCTACTTAAGCCAGAAGAGATCGACATCTATGTCAAACGACACGAACGCCGCCGGCAACGCTTCGAGACGGAAGGCTTATCTCCTGACGAAGCATGGGAGCTCGCAGACAAACTCTGGGAGCGAGACAAAGACGGTACCGATGACCGGCGTTTGTGTTTCGAGTGTCAAAACTACAACGACAACAGGAAGACCTGTTCAAAGATTGTTGACCACAAGCGCCAACCACAAACCCCACTGCGATTCATCTTGCAACGCTGTGAGTGGTTCAAACTGAGGGAGACAAAACATGGTGTCCGATGACTTCGCCTACTGGCTGTCTGTTCAAGGAAAGCCCGGCATATTGCCCAACCAAATCAAGACCGTCAAAGACATCTTAAACCGCATGCCTGAGGCTGATCTGATCAGCATCATGTACCACGGCGCAGATGATCTGGCCTCCAAGGCTCTCAACGAGCTCAAGCGCCGATTCGAGGACGAGCTCAACGCATTGGAAGAGATGCATCAACACATGGTCAACAGTGAAAGGTCAGTACATGAGAGTGATTGGAATTGATCCCGGCGCATCGGGCGCGATTGTTCTGCTTGAGGATGGCGAGCCCATCGAATGGCTGTTGATGCCCACCATGAAGGTTGGCTCGACCACCAAGGTGAACGCGGCTTCACTGGCCCGATTCATCTTCGATTCAGGCGCCCTCAAGGTGTATGTCGAATTCGTGCATTCAATGCCAAAGCAAGGCGTGAGCTCGTCGTTCAACTTTGGGCACTCCTGCGGCGTCATAGAGGGCATTCTGGGCGCGGTCATGACGCCCTATGAACTGGTGACACCACAGAAGTGGAAAAAGGCCGCAGGGCTCATTGGAAGCGACAAAGACGCGGCGCGCGTGAAGGCCATTCAGATGTGGCCCAAGTGGCAATGCTTGGACAAGAAAGGCCAAGGCCAAGCACTGGCTGACGCGGCACTGATTGCGAGGTTTGGGGTATGAGTAGCAAAGCACCACCAAAAGAAACTTGCCTGCAGATGGCAAAGTTCTATTCCGACTCACGCAATCCAATGGCGCAAAAGTTGATGTGGGATTGGCTGATTTGTTGGGGCTTTTATGAACACTGGGTAGAGGAGTATTGGAATGAACCAAAAGGACATTAACGACGCGGTGGACTACCTCTACACGCATGGTCGCAAATACGCCGAGGCCAAGGCTCACCGCACCTACTTGGAAGAGTACCGCAAGAGCCAAAAAGCCATGCTGATGAAGGCCGCATTGTCGCGCGGCATCAAGACCGTGGCGGCGGCAGAGATCGAAGCCTATGCAGACCCATCGTATGTGGAACTGCTCAAGGGCCTAGAGGGGGCCGTGGAGGCCGAAGAGACACTCAGATGGGGATTGGTATCAGCGCAGGCTCGAATCGAGGTTTGGCGCTCAACTGAAGCCTCCAACAGGGTGATGGATAAATCAGTAATGTGAAGGAGAAAACATGAAGCACTTAAAAGAAACCGAAGTCTGGCAAAAAGAGAAGCTTGCGCGCGACCACCGGCTCGCCGTCATGATGATGATTCGTCAGCAGATCGACATGGTTGGTCAACTCATGGAGCGGCACAAAGAGCTTGTGAAGGCGCCTTTGTCCTACAACATGTGTGTTGGCCTGCTTGAGCAATTGCAGGGGCATTCGTTCGCGGCATTCAACGAAACCGGCGCCGCCGCACCTTACACACCCGACGGCAACTCAACTCCTTATTTCAAATTCCCGAATGAGATCGTTGGCCTATGAACGGCAGTTACGACACGCTTGAAAAGAAGTGGGTGGGGCTCGTCAAAGAACAGCCCTGCTCAGTCTGTGGACAGCCGGGGCCCAGTGATGCACACCACATCGAGCAAGGTGAGCACTTTACGGTGGTGGCCCTCTGCAAGTCCTGCCACCAAGGCTCGAACATGGGATGGCATGGGAACAAGCGCGCGTGGGCTATTGCCAAGATGGATCAGCTCGATGCCCTGAATGTGACCATCCGGCATGTGTTTAAGTTCCTGACTACTAATTAAATTAGTAGCGTAAAAGCAACATTAGGGTTTTCCTTAGAAAATATTTTTAAAAAGTGCTTGCAAGACTCTAACTTAGAGTTATACTTCTCATCACTGCACTGTCGCAGGTTTAATCAAGGAGATCGAAATGATCACAGAAGTTCAAGCAAACATTCAAGCCCTCGCAACTGTCGAGTCTCTCGTATCTGACATCGATGCACTCTTTGTGCTCGACCAACAAGCCAAAGCTCTGGCAGAACAAGTCAAGGCCATGAAAGAGGCCATCGCCAACAAGTACGGCGAAGGCAAACACCAAGGTGAGTTGCACAGCGTTGACATCAAGCTCGTGCAAGTTAAGGGCACCGTTGATTACGGCAAGCTCTGCGTCTCCTACGGCATCCAAGATGATGTGCTCGACACCTTCCGCAAAGAAGGCCGCGCCGACATCCGAGTAACCCCAGTCAAATAATCAACGGGGCCTCGGCCCCTTAGGAGATCACCATGAGCGTAACAATCGAAAACAAAGACACCTCCATCAAGATCGTCGAGTCTGACCGCAAGATCATGGTCAGCGACTTTGACGACGGTTCACACATGTCTATCTTCTTCCCCGGCGGTCACGCATCAGTGGCTATGTCCCGCGAAGAAACCGAAGCCCTCATCGAGGCCCTGCAACGCGCAATTTCCAAGGAGTAAATCATGAACTACGCAAATCACTACGGTTGGTCAGATGTCAATCCCTACGAGGTCGTGAAGAAGGTCAGCGACAGGACTCTTGAAGTGCGAGAGATGGATGCAGAGAAGGACGAGAGCGTCAAGACCACCTTCGTGCCCGGCGGCTTCAGCGCGGTGAGCGACAACGCGCAGGCATGGCACATCAAGAGCAATCCTCAGAACCCAATCATCCGCATTCGCCTGCATAAGTCGGGCACATGGAAGGACAAGCATGGGCGCCGGTTTGGGCTATCGAATTCACCACAGAAGTTTTACGATTACAACTTTTGATATGACACTCCAAGACCTTCAATTGATCTTGGAAGTCCTCACCAGTGACTGGACACACGCAGACACTGGTGCGGCAATCCAAGCTGTGAAAACGGAGATCGCCAAGATGTCGCGCAAGAAGCGCAAGTCACTCGGCGAGCTCCCACCACATCAACGCCATAGTGACACGAGCATCGCCTCGGCCCTGAAGGCATCTGAGAAGTTCAGTGATGTGCGACGCTCGGTGTTGGTGGCTATCGCAAAGCGGCCTATCACCGACGAAGAAGGTCAGCAGGCCCTCAACATGCCGGGCAACTCATACCGGCCTTGTAGGGTCACTCTGATGGACGCAGGACTGGTTGAAGATTCAGGCCACCGGCGTCAAACTGTCTCCAAGCGTAAAGCAGTCGTTTGGAGGATCACACCCGAAGGGCTCAGTCATCTGGGCATCAACACAAAGGAGGTAGCATGAATCAAGATAACGAACATGTCTGGACACCAACAGGCACCGACATCACCGTGAGGTGGCGCCAGATGGGTTGGGTGCCTGCAAGTGAGTTGCCTGAGTTTCAAGCCAAATGGAAGTTCTATCAGGGACTTCCATTGCGTAAGCTCGACGACAAGGCCAAGGCCGAGTACGAGTTGGTGATGAAGCGCGCGAAGGTGGCACGAATTAAATGATCACGACCATCCTAAATTTTCTTTTGATTGCCGGCCTTACCATCGTGGTAATTATTTTGGTGGCGCTTGGCATGTTGTGGTGGTTACAAAAAAACGAGAGGTATTAAATGGAAAAGAAAGAATTGAGCCCATTGGCTCGCCAATTGTTGGGAAACGCAGGAACCATGAAGTTCTTCACTCAAATTGAATTCGACGAGGCTTTGGTGCTTGCCAAGGCTGAGATCATGCAGGTGGCAATTGAGACGACCAAGCAGGCCATCTTCATCGAGCGCCAAGCCTGCGCAGACATCGCCAAAGAGGCAGGCCAAGATGAGATCGCCGAGAAGATTCGCAATCGCATCCCTAGCCAAATGGTGCAGTGATGAGTATCGAAAAAGACATCGAAAAGGTCGGGGAGCTTCTGAAAAGGGTTGACCCGCTCATTCAACGGTACTTCCACCAGATCATGGATAAGCATGGACACGATGTATGCCTGTCTGTGGCGGCAAATATCAGCACCACCCTCATGACCCTATCCATCCTCATCGTGGAGCGCCGTGGGGGCGAAATAGACCCCTTCATGCACATCATGATGAAGGAGGTCAAACACAAGTTCGACAATGCCCATGCATCGCAGGCAACGCAGGACTTGCTCGACAAGGTCATGAATCTGGGCCAGTTTGGCGACTGGAACACCTGCAGGCCACCGCCGACCAAACATTAGGGAAAGTACCTACAAAAATAAATGTTGACGACACAATCTAACTTTGTGTTAGAATTCTAATCACTGCAACGAAGCAGGTTCAAACAAGGAGTTAGATATGTCATACATCGCAGAAATTGAAAGCCGTGTCGCAGGCATCCCATGCATCATTGGCGTGACCCACTACGAGTGCGTGAAGGGCTCTTACAGCTACCACGCCGCCAGTGACTGGGACTACCATGGCTACACCGAGTGTGAGTTCGAAGTGCTTGACCGTCGTGGTCGCAAAGCCGCATGGCTTGAGCGCAAGCTTGACGACAAGATGACCCAAGAGATTGAGTCAGAGATTGCTGAATATTTCAACTAAGGAGAATGACATGGAAGACTTCAAACCAATGATCAAGATGTCCACCAACAAAGTGGTAGAAATTGCCCTCGACACCGCAGGCAAGGCCACAAGCATAATGGCCTACTGCGACTACATCGCCAACAGCATCAAGCATGCCCTGCCAGTGACTGGCGTGGCTACAAGCACAGTAAAGTCTGACCTTCACCCAGAGGGCGGCTACCTGCTCACCACCAAGAAAACCATCGAGGCAGAATACCTTGGCAAGAAATACAAAATCACTGTGGAGGAAGCGTAAGATCATGAACTACCAACAGCAAGAGGAATCCCTCCTCGACAAAATCATCATCGGCACCCTCTTCGTGGCATTCATCGTTGGCATGGCCTTCATGCCTGATCTGGTGCCCGTACAGCATGAGGCCAAGTACGATTGCCGCATTGCAGAGATTTCCCCTGACTTCCCTAAAGCAGTGCGTGAAGCCTGCAGAAAGCAAAACAATGGCAACTAAGACCGTCGCAAAGAAAGTCCCGGCAAAGAAGGCGCCGGCAAAGAAAACCACCGCGATCTCAAAGGAGCCCACCTTCGGCATGCCTCAAGAGGTCAAGGACTGGATTGAGCGAGCTCACAGCATCATGAACCACCAGAGAGGCGAGATCGAGCGCCTGAAGGAGGAGAACAAGGAGCTCAAGGCGTACAAGTCGTGGGCATCAAGCCGCCTGACTCGGAGTGAGCACCATGACTGAGCCCTTGGATAAGTATCCATGGGGTGATGAGGTGGAAGAAGCCTTTATCGTGCCAACCGAACTTAAGATCAACCTCAAGCAGAATTACAACATTATTTTTCATAATGTCATTGATGGCATGAATGCCAAAGTGGTTGGGCGGCTCGACTTCAACGGCCCGGAGCTCAAGTTTGAGGGCGACATGGAAGAGAGCGCCAAATCCTTCATGATGTGGATCGCGCAGGCATTCTCTGGGCGACTAAAGGAAGAGCGCAACAAAGAGCGCAAAGAGCTCGAAGAGGAGCTGTTGAAACTTAAGAACGGCATCGCCGCCAACAGTGACTACATCCAAGGTCGATGGGACTTGATCGGACAGTTCCAAGACATCATCCGGGCGCGCATAGAGGGCTGACATGTCAAAACCAGTTGCTTACCACTACTACATCGACGACGACGAAGAGCACCCAGTGCTGACCGAAACCCGCAAAGACTGGCATGAGCGGTATCCCTACTGGAACGAGAAACCCCTGTACGATCATCCAAGAGAGTGGAAAGACCTCAAGCACAAGGAGATCGCAGAAATCCTGTGTGATGACAGATGGCAGGGAAGGCCAGAGCTCATGCTCCTGCGCATGCAGGAAATGCTCAAAGAGAGGAATTCATGAGCATAGAAGCAATGAAACAGGCGCTGGAGGCGTTTGAAGACATCGCAAGTTGGTACGACCACGACAGAAGTGTTGGATCGCTAGCAAATAGTATGTACGAAGCAAAATGTTTTGCGACAGTACAGGCCACATCCCTACGCCAAGCCATAGAGCAAGCAGAGAAGCAAGAGCCTGTGGCGTGGCGAGTTTCGTATCCAAACGAACCTGAATTTGGTTTCTGGTTTGCAGAAAGTATTGGTGGAGAAGGTTGTTTGAATGAACCCCTCTACACCACACCACAACCACAGCGTGAATGGATTGGGCTGACGGATGAGGAGGCCAATCAGCTTTGGGAAAGCACGGATTCAGACTGGGAATTGATGAAGCGAACCGAAGCCAAGCTGAAGATTAAGAACGGATTCTGAAGATTGCAGTTGCCCTGCCCACGAGGGGCAATTTTGGGAAGGTGTAAAAGCCTTCCCTTTTTTTTGGCCTATTTACGCAAAAACGAACTAAGAGTTACACTTATGCCTATGCGCTGAAAAGATTGCGCGCCAAAAAGGAAGAGTATGACGACCAAGACAAAGAACAAGGTGGGAGCTCCATCCACATACAGTGAAGAGATAGCCAACAAGATATGCCAGAGGCTATCTATGGGGGAGTCTCTGAGACGGATATGCATGGAGGAGGGATATCCTGTGCAGTCCACAGTGTACGAATGGTTGTTGCGCCACAAGGAGTTTGCGGAGAACTACACACGCGCGCGGGAGGAGCAGGCTGACACCCACGCTGACGAAATCGTCGCCATCGCTGACGAAAAGCCTGAGATGCTTGAGATCAAGGACAAGGACGGCAATGTCATCGACCTGAAGATCGACTCCGGCTATGTGGCCTACCAGAAGCAACGCATTGAGGCCCGGAAGTGGACAGCCATGAAGCTCAAGCCCAAGAAGTATGGTGACCGCACAATTCACTCAGGAGACGACGAGAGCCCAGTGGTGCATGAACACAACCTCGGCGTGTTTGGCGAGCTCTTGAAGGCCATCAAGATGCAAAGGCAAGCAGAATGATTAAGTACACACCTGAGGGCCGCATAGCCCGTGTTGGCCTCAATATCACGCTTGGCACATGGCGCAAGCCCTATGTGACCTTCCGGTGGGTCTGGTATCACACTCACACCCACATGCTCATCTCTTGGCGTTTTCGCATTCGCCTGTACCTCTGGCCCGTATTCATGTGGGGCAAGGACTCGACCAATGTGATCGAGAGTTGGCTATTTGATCGTGACCTGATTGTGGTCAACAGAGAGATTCTGGAAGACCTCCACGCCATCGAGGACGCCCAGAAGCGCACCAATGAACCCTACGCCATCATCAAGCCCGTATGAGTGTTGTAGACCTTATCCTTGACGACGAAGACACCCTCAAAGAGGATTACGCCCAACGGACGAATATTGCCCAGACGGTGATCAATTGGCGCATGAAGTGGATGAAGGGCGCCCACAAGCACCAGATTGAGCCTGCAGGCGAATGGTGGAACATCTGGCTCATGCTCGCAGGCCGTGGAGCCGGCAAGACCCGCGCCGCCACTGAGACGCTACTTGAGTGGGCATGGGATATGCCCGGCAGTCGATGGCTCGTCTCCGCGCCCACATCAGGCGACATCCGTGGCACCTGCTTCGAAGGTGACTCTGGCCTGCTCAATGTGTGCCCACCTTCCCTGATCGAGGACTACAACAAAGCCCTGCACGAGCTCAGGCTCATCAATGGCTCATTCATCAAGGGCATCCCGGCATCGGAGCCGGAGCGTTTCCGTGGTGGTCAGTGGCATGGCGCATGGCTCGATGAGCTCGCCGCCTACGATGACCTGCAGGCCGCATGGGATCAGATTCAATTCGCGGTGCGTCTGGGCCAACGAACCCGCATCATCGCCACCACGACGCCCAAGCCCAAACCCCTGATCATGGAGCTCTTGAGCCGTGAGAACGACGATGTGGTGATCACCAAGGCATCGACCTACATCAACAAGGACAACCTTGCGCCCTCCTTCCAGAAGCAGATTTTGCAGTACGAGGGCACCAACCTCGGCAGGCAGGAGATTCACGCTGAGATCATTGACCCTGAGGAAGGCGGCATCGTTCGCCGTGAGTGGTTTAGGCTCTGGCCCAAAGACAAGCCCTTCCCCAAGTTCGAGTACATCATCCAGTCGGTGGACTGCGCTACCTCGGACAAAACCCACAACGACCCCACGGGCCACATGACCCTTGGCGTCTATCGCCCAGAGGACGGAGCCATGTCGGTGCTTATCATCGACTGTTGGCAAGAGCACCTGCAGTACCCTGACCTGCGCCCCAAGATCATGAGCGAGTTCGAGGTGGTCTACGGTGAAGGCAAGACCCGCAAGCTCGTTGACCTGATCCTGATCGAAGACAAGAGCGCAGGCATCTCCCTGATCCAAGACTTACAGCGCGCCCACCTGCCGGTCATGCCCTACAACCCCGGACGGGCCGACAAGATACAGCGCCTGTCCATCGTCGCCAACATCATCAAGGCAGGGCGCGTCTGGGTGCCTGAGAGCTCCAAGACCCCCGGCTTCGTGCGTGACTGGGCCGAGGGCATGGTGTCACAAATCTGTTCATTCCCTGAGGGCACAATCCATGATGAGTTCGTGGACTGCATCAGTCAGGCCCTGCGGTACTTGAGGGACGCCGGGTGGATCAGCATTGATCCCGGCCCCCGTGAGGAGCTCGAACCCGATGACATCAGTGACGCAGAGATTTACAACATGAAGGGGCGTCAAAACCCTTATTCGCAATGACCACTACTAATTTAATTAGTAAGGGTTTCTACCTACTAATTTAATTAGTATCAACCAGAGAGGAGACAGCATGGCAGATGAAGACTACTTGTACTATGAACAACGAGATGGCACCTACAAACGCGTCATGCACCTCGATGGAGTGCGCACCACGGTCTGCGAAAACCGGTTCGAGATCAGCGTCCAAGACCGCACAGAAATCTGGGAGCAACTCGCCGTCCAACAACTGCGTGAGTGGATCAAGTGGCGCAAAGAGCAAGAGGAGTTGCGAGAGTCTCGGAGTCTGTCAGGGGGACAACCGGTGCCCCAATTGCCGGTGGACGGCAAGCAATCCGCATAGGATAATTGATAGAAAATCATCGGAGGAATAATGGACACCCCATCACTAGCGCAGATGCGCGTCAATCTGGCACAGCACAGAAACCCCGACCTCATGGACAGCATCGGCGTGAATGAAGCTCTGGACATGGAGCCCAAGATGTTCGTCAACCCCAACCCCAAAGCAATTGGTGGCATCCCATCAATCGGTGGCGTAGCGACCAACAAAGGCATGCCAATCGGTGGCGTGGACACCAACTCCCAACAGCCCGGTCAACAACTCAATCCAATCCCTGCACCTGTGCCCGGTCAACCTCAGCCCGGTCAGCCCGGTGCTCCCGGTGCGACGCCCGGCACTCCTCCTGCTCCCGGTGGCGCGCCCACTGGCCCAAGCGGTGGAGCTCCTGCACAGATGGGCAACATGCTTCAAATGACGCCTCAAGGCCAAGCTCTGGCGGCTATGGCCCCACCTCCTGCACCTGCCACTGGAGCCGCGCCCGGCATGGCCTCAGGTGGTGCAATGCGACTTGAGCTCCTGAAGAAGAAAGCCCGTGATGCTTTTCCTCACATGGGTGATGGTGGTCAGCCACCAAAGCGCCGTGTATTCAATATCATGCCTGCGACTCAAGGTGCAGTGAAGACCCCCAATGGCTTCACACCCTATGACGCCGGTAGCCCAAGCATCGCCAGTCTGGCTCGCGCCTTCGATGAGGCGATTGCTCATCACTTGGCACTGCCTGCACATCACCGCATGATGAACAGCGTGAGAGCCGCTGAGATGGTGTCCAACCATGTAGGCCGCACAAGCGACAACAAGCCCAAGGACTTGCTTGGCAAGAACGCCAAGCTCATCAAGTCTGAGAAGGGCGGCGAGGAGGCCATCAAGCTTCCCGATGGGCGCGGTGTCGAGACGACTGGTCTGGCATTGGCTCCTGCGTTTGGTCAAGGCAAGTTCAACACCTGCCCCAACTCAGCATCGTGTAAGGAAGAGTGCTTAGGCAAGACCTCAGGCAACTACTTCAAACTGGGTGGCGGTACCAACCTTGAAGAGTTTAAGGGCCCACGCCTGAACAGTCTCAACAAGACCTTGGCGATGATCAACGACCCTCACTCGTTTGCTGTCAAGCTGTACGATGAGATTCAGGACGCCAAAGCGATTGCGGCACAGAACAACAACCACTTAGGTGTGCGCCTCAATGTGCTGTCGGACATCAATCCACGAGTCCACAAGGCCATCATCAACGGTCACCCTGATGTGACCTTCTATGACTACACCAAGAACAACACCAACCCCATCGCGCCCAACCACCACTACACTTACTCAAGCACTGGTGTGAGCGATCAAGATGTCCACAATCCACACAGCAACTGGAAGCAGATGCGCCGTCGGTTGGAGGGTGGCGACAATGTGGCGATGGCCTTCACACACAATGAGCATCTGCCCCACCAGATCGTTGATCATGAGACTGGCAAAGTGTTCAAGGTCATCAACGGTGACAGCCATGACTTCCGACCACTGGACATTCAGCCTGAGGGCGAGCATGGCGTGATCGTGGGCCTTAAGAACAAGAAGGCCATCGGTGAGAAAGGCAACGCTCACATTGACTCTAACGGATTCTTTGTGAAGTACGATCCACAGTTGATGAAGAAAGAAGACGGCAGGTATGCCCGTGTGCCGACCACTGAGATATCGGCAAAGACTGGCAAGCCTAAGTTGGGTGAGACAATACCGCAGAACAGAACGGTGCATATCCAACCACAAGAGCCTGCGCCTAGAGAAAAATCAAATGACGAAGGATGGGAAGTATGAGCAAGAAGAAACTAGACTCACATCATTTTTATGCCCAGTTCCATGGACTGGAGCACCACAATGACCCTGAAGACCATGTCAAGCACAAGCATCACTTGCACAGCCCTGATGCGCATAAGGCACACAAAGGCTTAAATTTAAAAAGTCTTGCACGAGCCAAGCACAAGCACTCAGGCAATAAAGGATAATCATGGCTGAAAAAGACGACGACCTAAACATTCAAGAGCAAGAAGACGGCTCCGCTGTGATGGACATGCCTGCATTCGACACTGACGAATTGCCAGACGGTTCAGCCATTGTTGACATTGACGATGGCCCAGAATTCAACCCAGAGTTCTATGACAACCTAGCAGACTCTGTTGATCCCGGTGTTTTGTCGGACATCGTCTTCAATTACTTAGACTTACTTGAGAGCGATAAGCAGGCACGAGAACTGCGCGACAAACAATATGAAGAGGGTATTAAACGGACTGGTATGGGCAATGATGCCCCCGGAGGTGCAACCTTTATGGGAGCCTCTAAGGTCGTGCATCCTGCCATGGCTGAGGGTTGCGTTGACTTTGCCGCTCGCGCAATCAAAGAGCTCTTTCCACCAGATGGCCCGGTCAAGTCGAAGATCATTGGTAAGGTTGACGATCTCAAGACGGCGGTGGCAGATCGCAAGGTCGAGTACCTCAACTGGCAGATCACTGAGCAGATCGAAGAGTTCCGCGACGAACAAGAACAACTGCTGACCCAACTGCCACTCGGCGGCTCACAGTACATGAAACTGTGGTACGACGAAGACAAGAAGCGTCCATGCATCGAGTTCCTGCCGATTGACCGTGTGATCCTGCCCTTTGCGGCAACCAACTTTTACACGGCACAGCGCGCCGCTGAGATTCACGAGATCACCCAATTCGAGTTCGAGCGCCGCATCAAGTCGGGCATGTACCGCGACATCAACTATGTGCAGGCATCCGGCACGATTGATGAAGGCAAGGTAGCCAAGGCCAACAACAAGATTGAAGGCAAGCAGTTCGAAGAGAACAAGGACGGCATTCGCACCGTCTATCACATCTACACATGGCTTGAGCTCGAAGAAGACAAGCACAGCAAGGGCAAAAACGCGCCTTACATCTTGATGATTGATGTGCTCGACAACGAGGTCGTTGGTTTGTACCGCAACTGGGAGGAAGCAGATGAGACGCTCACCAAACTTGACTGGGTCGTGGAGTTCAAATTCATTCCATGGCGCGGTGCTTACGCTATTGGCCTACCTCATCTCATTGGCGGTCTGTCTGCCGCTCTTACTGGCTCTCTCCGCGCTCTACTGGACAGTGCTCACATTAACAACGCCGCTACTATGCTTAAGCTCAAGGGCGCGAAGATTAGTGGGCAGTCTCAGCAGGTCGATGTAACCCAGATCATTGAGATTGAAGGCGCGCCCGGTGTGCAAGACATCCGGCAGATCGCTATGCCGATGCCCTTCAACCCACCAAGCGATGTGCTCTTCCAACTGCTTGGCTTCTTGGACAAAGCCACGAGTTCTGTGGTCACGACGGCTGAAGAGAAGATTGCCGATGTGAATGCACAGTCGCCTGTGGGCACCACGCAAGCATTGATCGAGCAAGGCTCTCAAGTCTACTCATCAATCCATGCGCGCCTGCATGCATCACAAGCTCGTGTGTTGAAGATTCTGTGCCGCCTGAACCGTTGGTACTTTGACGACATGCAAAAAGCAGACATCGTGTCTGACCTTGAGATCACGCGCGAAGACTTCTCCAAGAACACCGATGTACAGCCGGTGTCTGATCCCAACATTTTTTCTGAGACTCAGCGCATGGCGCAGTCTCAGGCAGTGTTGCAGTTGGCACAGCAGTTCCCTGATCAGTTCAAGATTGGGCCAGTGATTGCTCGCATGCTCAAGCAAATGAAAGTGCCCAACATCAACGACATCATGAATGATGTGCCTGCACCTGAGCAACGCACCTCAGCAGATGAGAATGCGGCAATGCTCGTGGGCCAGTCAGCCTATGCGTACATCCAACAAGATCACATTGCTCACATTCAAGACCACTTGCAGTTTGCTATGAATCCGTTCTTGGGCCAAAACCCATTTGCAGACCCGGCATACCTCAACAACTTGATCGAGCATTTGAAACAGCACATGACCTTGTGGTACTTGAACCGCTCGAATGGCTATGTGCAAGAGATGACCGGCAAGCCAATTGACGACTACGATAATCCGAACCTCACACCGACCATCGACAAGGTCTTCACGACCATTGGCGCCCATGTGATGTTGGATGTCAATGATGTGTTTGGTGACTTGATGCCGTCGTTCCAGAAGATCATTCAAATGGCTCAAGAGCGCAGTCAACCCAAGCCACCTCCAATACCACCTGATGCACAAGTGGTACAGCAGACAAGCATGGCTGAGACACAGCGCAAGACCCAGAAAGATCAGCAAGACGCTCAACTGGCTCAGGCTCGTTTGGCTCTGGATCAACAAAAAGCTCAGATGGACAATCAGACTAAGATTGCCATTGAGAACGCCAAGATGACGCATGAGACGATTCGACAAGCGGCTCAAGCTCAAGCACAGGTACCTCAAATGCCTGTGACACCACCGGCCCCACAAGGGCCACAACCTCAACCACAAGGAGCTCCAAATGGCAACATCTGATTACGAACAGAGAACCATTGATGTGCCGCAACACAAGCGTATCGCTCAAGGCGAAAAACTTGACGGCACTTCAATGCAACCTAAGGGTGGAAGTCAATCTTCCTCTGAAGGTAAAAAATCTGGCGGTCTGGCACATGCTGTGACCAAAAAGAATAAATGATTGAGCAACTGATCCATAGGATCAAATTACGACAAGACGAGTTGAAGGTGGCTCTATCCG